TGTTCGTGGCTTGCAACGGCCCCTCGTTCATTTACAACTCACTGACAAATGTGTTTCAACAGATCACCGCCCCGGCTTTTCCCGGCGCGGTCACTGTGGCGTATTTGGACGGCTACTTCGTGTTTAACGAGCCAAACAGTCAGAAAATATGGATTACTGCGTTGTTTGAGGGCACTCTTGTTGATGCTACTGAATTTGCCAGTGCCGAGGGTTCGCCTGACGGCGTAGTAGGGTTAATTGCTGACCACGCGCAATTGTGGGTCTACGGTACCAACTCCATCGAGGTTTGGTACAACAGCGGCAACGCTGACTTTCCGTTTTCCCGAATCCAAGGCGGCTTTAACGAGTTGGGCTGCGCTGCGGCTTACTCGATTGCCAAGATGGACAATGGTCTGTTCTGGCTGGGCAAAGACGCCCGTGGTCAGGGTATGGTCTACCGGGCCAACGGTTATTCCGGCCAGCGCATCTCGACCCATGCAATCGAGTGGCACATTCAGCAGTACGGCGACTTGTCGGACGCCATTGGGTACACCTACCAGCAAGACGGTCACAGCTTCTACGTGCTGATCTTTCCAACCGCAGACACCACATGGGTGTATGACGTGGCAACGCAGGCATGGCACGAGCGTGCAGGGTTTGCCAATGGCGCGTTCACCCGTCACCGCAGCAACTGCCAAGTGTTCTTTGGTACCAAAGTAATGGTGGGTGACTACCAGAACGCCAACATTTACTCGTTTGATTTGGACGACTACTCGGACAACGGGCAGATTCAAAAGTGGCTACGTTCGTGGAGAGCACTGCCCACCGGTCAGAACAATCTGAAGCGCACCGCACAGCACAGTCTTCAGCTTGACTGTGAGTCGGGCACTGGTTTGAACCTCGGTCAAGGCAGCGACCCACAGGTTATGCTGCGCTGGTCCGACGATGGTGGGCACACATGGTCCAACGAGCATTGGATCAGTATCGGCAAGATTGGCGAATACTACCGCCGTGCCATCTGGCGCAGATTGGGCATGACCATGAAGCTGCGTGATCGCGTCTATGAGGTGTCGGGCACCGACCCCGTGAAGATTGCCATCATGGGCGCTGAACTAATGTTGAGTCCGACCAATGCCTAATCCAAGCATTGTCCCAATCACGCAGCCACGGGTTCCTTTCCTGAATCCAGAGACAGGCTTTGTCTCAATACCGTGGTATCGGTTCCTGCTGTCGCTTAGTCAGTTGACCAGTGGCAGCGATGTGTCGCTGGGTGATTTGCAAAAGGGTCCACCGACCCTGACGATTGATGAAGTCAACGCAATTATTGACAAGGCGGCTGGCGACATCACCCCTTCGCAAGACGGATTGCTGGCCCAGATTGCTGAGTTGCAAAAGCAGGTGCAGGCGCAAGACCTTTACGACTGCTGCAACGCACTGATCAGTCAGGTTACCGAGTTGAAAAAGCAGGTAGAGGCGTTGCAAATGCAGCCGCCTCCGCGCCAATTCCAACGCTCGCGGTACGGCTCGTTCTACGACACCACAACCCAAACCGCAACAACGATCAACACGGCCAAAGCGATCACGTTTAACAACACCGACTTGAGCAATGGCGTGTATCTTGGCACCCCCACATCGAGGGTTTACGTGGACACACCGGGCATCTACAACTTCGATACATCGTTTCAATTGGACAAGACCAGCGGCGGCTTGGCTGAGTTCTACTTCTGGTTCCGACTCAACGGCACAGACGTGCCAGACAGCGCCAGCCAGATCAGGATTCAGGGCAATGACGCTGAGATATTTTCGTCACTGAACTACTTTTTTGACCTCAACGCTGGCGACTACGTTGAGATGATGTTTTCAACGACCAGCCTGAGTGTTGAACTTCTTTCCGTGCCTGCGACTGCACCTGTCCCCGGCATCCCGTCTATCATTCTCACAGTCTCAAACAACATCGGGGGTATCCAATGACCGTCATCGTCAAAAACATTGTCCCGGCCAAAACGGTCGAGGCGACTCAAGTCACTCAGTACACAGCGGCTAACGTAACCGCAATCATCGACAAGTTTACGGCGACCAATTACAGCGCCACGGCTGCGACGATCTCGGTCAACTTGGTGACTCTAGCTGGCAGCGCAGGTAACGACAACTTGATCACCAAGACCAAGACGCTCCAGCCGTCCGAGGTGTACACGTTTCCCGAACTGGTGGGGCAGGTTTTGAACCCCGGCAGCTTCATCAGTACAATCGCAGGAACCGCCAGCGCCATCAACATGCGCGTCAGTGGCCGTGAGGTAACTCAGTGAACATGACAGTGACTTACGGTAAGGGGTTTGAAGCCCCTGCTGTTGTCATGCGTGAAAAAGTAGAGGCGTTGCAGCATGAGTTGCTCAAGATGCCGCAAGCTGCCATTGTCACCGAACACATTTTTAAACCCGGTGTTTACGAGCGGAAAATCACAATCCCGCCGTGGACAATTCTAACTGGCGCAGAGCACAAGACGGACTACAAGGTGCGGCTTGAAATCGGCACAATTGCCGTCAACACGGACAATGGGGTCAAGGTTTTGACCGGCCCGTTGGAGTTTGACGCTAAAGCCGGAATGCAACGCGCAGGTCGGGTTTTTGAGGACGGGGTAATTTGGGTGGATGTCTACCCCAACCCTGACGATTGCACTGATTTGGCAGTGCTGGAAGACCGGCTGTACGTGGTGCCAAAATGTGGTCTTGCTGACAGTAGAACCGAGGTCCAAAAAGCGCAAATCGACTACGGCGCATTTTTGTACCAGATCGGCATGACGCAGGATGAAATGGACAGTATTGTTCACATCGAATATGATTTGATGGACATGCCGGAAGGGGTGTTTACGCAGTTACGTGAGTCGCCGATCCACGGCAAAGGGCTGTTTGTAACCAAAGATTTTGAAGTGGGTGAGGTGGTGTGTCCGGGGCGAATTGACGGCAAACGAACACCTGCCGGTCGGTTTATTAACCACTCACTCAACCCCAACATCACTCCCAAAAAAGTTGGGGATGATATTTATGCGGTCGCAATGCGTAAAATACAGGCAGGTGACGAACTGCTTGTTGATTACAGGGCGTCCATGCGGGTCAATTTTGGCCTTGCGTTAGAAGGAGAATTGTCATGTCTGGATGGGTAGCAGGTGCTATGGTTGTGGGTTCGGTTGTAAGCAGCCGAGCGTCCGGTAAAGCAGCGTCCACGCAAGCTGCATCAGCAGATCGTGCTGCTGATTTGCAACGTGAACAGTTTGAACGACAAGTCGAGTTGCAAGCCCCCTTCCGCGAAGCGGGGGTACGGGCGTTGCCAGAACTTGAGGCAGCGTCTAGGTATACGCCATTTGGCATGGAGCAGTTTCAAGCTGACCCCGGCTATGCCTTTCGCATGTCCGAAGGTATGAAGGGTTTGGAGCGATCTGCTGCGGCCCGTGGTGGTCTGCTGTCGGGCGCAACACTCAAAGGCATTCAACGATTTGGGCAAGACCTTGGATCGCAGGAATACATGAACGCTTTCAACCGTTACCAGACTGAACGCAACGCCCGTCTAAATCCGTTGCAATCGCTGGCCGGTGTCGGTCAGACCTCAACCAATGTGCTGGGCGCTGCGGGTCAATCAATGGCTTCCAATGTTGGTGAAGCATTGGGTGCTGCCGGTCAAGCCCGAGCCTCTGGTTACGTGGGACAGGCCAACGCGCTAACGGGGGCACTGGGTCAGTACATGAACTACAACCAGCAGCAACAGCAAAACGCGCTGCTTAGTCGGGCAATTAGCAACCAAGGCGGTGGAGGCGGTGGAGGCGGTGGAGGCGGTGGCGGCGGGGTATACCAAGACCCATACGCACAATTTAGCTACGGCACTAGCGCATAAGGATCAATCATGGCACTTGTTAACCCCAACATCGCACTGGGCGCTCGTTTGCCCGAATTTCAGCCGCGCAATGCGCTGGCAGATTTTGCGCAGATTCAACAGATCCAAGGCGGGCGTCAAGCGCAGGAGTTGAACGCCCTTAAGATGCAAGAAGCGCAAGCGGCTATGCAGGAGCGCAACGCGCTGCGCCAGTTGAACCCCACAGCCGAAGATTACGAAAGCCAACTGTTCAGGGTCAGCCCTCAGTTGGGCATCCAATATCGCAAGGAGCGCAGCGCAGCCGAGGCAAGTGCCGCAGCCACAGCAGCAAGCAAGGAATCAGCTAAATCCTCTCAAGCTACCGCCGCTGCTGCAAGAAAGAAAATATTTCAGCAAGCACAGCGCGACATCAGCGGCAGACCATCTGACGCCAACATTACCGCGCATATGGAAGACGTGTTGGAGTCTGATTTATTCAACGACCAAGAAAAAGCAGAGGTTGTGCGAAATACAAATCGTCTACTGAGCATTCCTTTGGCCGAACGTGGCTCGTATCTTGCAAGCCAAGGTGCAAGTGCTGGCGAGTTGAAGCCATCGGTTCAACAAATCAATCAGGGTGGGCAGACGCAAATGCTGCGAGTACCGGCATTCAGCGGCGCACCCACTACCGTGGGCACGTTTGCCGATGTGCCGCTGCCCGCTGCGGTTGAGGCACAAAAGTCCCGCATCGGAAAGGCCAGCGCAACCAATGTCAACGTCAGCACCGAGAAAAAGTACGGTGAGCGGTTTAGCGGTTTGATTGCCGATCAAGACGCTGCCAAATTCAGTGCTGCCGAGAGTGCCCCCAACGCTGCCGCAACTGCCGACCGAGTACTGGATCTGATCGGAACCGGTAAAGTGATCACCGGCACGGGTGCCAATGTTCGTTTGCAACTTGCCAAGGCGTTAAACTTGGCCGGTGGCACCGATTCGGAAAAGATTAAAAACACCGAGGTGCTGGTTTCTTCGTTGGCCGAGACAACACTGGGCGCAATCAAATCGTCGAACCTTGGCGCAGGTCAGGGCTTCACCAACGCCGACCGAGACTTCTTGGAAAAAGCCAAAGCCGGTCAACTCACCTACGACTCCGGGTCGCTGGCCGAACTGGCCCGCCTTGCCCGTCTTGCTGCTGAAAAGAGTGCCGAGTCGTGGAACAAGCGAGTCAATCAGATTCCCGCTACTGCCCTCGAGGGTACTGGCATTTCCACCCAGCCGGTGGTTATACCGCCCCGCAAAACCTCGTCCGTCATGAATATCCCTCAAGAAGCAATCGACATGCTCAAGAGCGGTGCGGGCACTCGTGAACAGTTCGACGGTACCTTTGGCCCCGGGTCGGCAGCAAGAATACTCAAGGGGAAGTAAATGGCTGAAAATCCTTTTGCCAAGTTTGCAGCACAACCTGCGCAATCGGACAACCCGTTTGCCAAGTTTGCCCCCGCAGCGCCCTCCAGCGGCATCCCCGGCCCACGCCGTGGTTACTCGCTGACCGAGGTGCCCGTAGAGGCCGTAAAGAACCTGCCCGAAAGTGCTGGCAAATTTGTCGGCGGTGTCGTGCAGGCCGTGACCAGCCCGATTCAAACCCTCACCGGCATCCTTGATGCTGGTGCCGGTGCGCTGCGCAACTCGCTGCCGCAGGGTGTGGTCAACTTTGTCGACCAGTTCGACAGTAACCCGCAAGCAACCCAACGCGCTGTTGAGACAGCCAATGCCATTGGTGGCATGTACAAGGACCGCTACGGCAGCTATGAGGGCATCAAGCGCACGTTTGCCGAAGACCCAGTGGGCGCTGCTGCTGACCTGTCAACCCTGCTGACTGGGGGCGGCGCTGCCGCGACCAAGCTGGGTGCCACGCAGACCGGCGCTGCGCTGTCGAGGGGTGGTGCCGCAATCAACCCGATGCGCCCCATCGCACCCATCATTGAGCAGCCCATCAAGCTGGCTGCAAAGGGTGTGGGTGCGGTTTACAACGCGCTTGACCCAAAGTCGGCGGCGTACCTGACAGCCGCTGAAGGTCGTGGTCCTGAGATTGTCAACGCCCTGCGTGGTCAAACTGAGATCGTGCCCGGAAGCCGCCCAACTGCTGCGCAAGCTGCCGCACCCGTGGGGGCCACCCGGTTCTCGGCAATGGGCGACTCTGCTGCCCGCACCACCCCAACCCCGTTTTATGAGCGGGCCGAGGCTCAAAAAGCCGCGCAGCTTGCCGCTGTGCAGCAGGTCGGCAAGACACCCGCAGAACTCAAAGCCGCCGAGGCTGCTCGAAGCGCCACGGCCAAGGAGTTGTACGGCATCTCTGACAACGCGATGGTGGTAGCAGACAACACATTCTCGTCGCTGCTCAATCGCCCCTCGATGGACAAAGTGCTTGCCCGCGCCAGCGACTTGGCTGCGGAAAAAGGTCAGCCTTTCCAGATCGGTCAGAACCGACCCCCACAGGTCGTGCCGTCCAGCATCGTCGACGAAGCCGGTCGACCAATGGGTCAGACAGTGATCCCGGGTGAAGTGGCTAAGTATCCGGGCAGCAGCCTTCACGCGATGAAGATGGCGTTTGACGACTTGATCAAAGACCCTGCCACGTTTGGTATTGGCTCGTCTGAAGCCAAGGCGATTGGCAGAACCCGTGCTCAGTTCCTCAACTGGGCCGAAAGTCAAGCCCCATCCTATCGCACGGCCCGGGAAACCTTTGCCACCCAGAGCAAGCCGATCAACCAGATGGAAGTCGGCCAGTTCCTTGAAGGCAAACTCAAGCCTGCGCTAGGTGAGGAAACTGCCCGCCTGCGGGCCGCAGGGTTCGCTGGTGCGTTGGAAAACGCTCCGGGCACCATCAAGCGGGCCACCGGTGAATCGCGGTTCCAGAGCCTGTCCGAAGTGCTCACGCCCGAACAATTGAAGATCGTCGATGATGTCCGCGCTGATCTGGCCCGTGCTCGTCAAGCTGAGAACCAAGCCGCCGCAGCCCGAGGTGCTGGGCCTGACGTGACCCTGATGGGCACCGAGGTGATGGGCAATGTCCGCGCTCCCAACTTCATCAACAACGTCACCACGGTCGCCAACGATCTGCTGCGCCGGATGCAAGGCAAGCTGGACCAAAAGCTGGCAATCGAGTTGGCCGCTGAGATGCTGGACCCTGCTGCCGCTGCCGTTGCGCTTGAGAAAGCAATGGCGCGTCAGGCCAAAGGTCAAAAGATGGCAGACCCGTTTGCCAAAACTGGCAAAGCCGCTTCCAAGGTGTTGCGCACACCTGCTGCCGTGAACATGCTTGCTCCGGCCACTGAAGTTCAAAACTCGTTTGTAATGGAGTAACAAGAGATGGCTTTCGAGAACGCTGAGATCGATCCAGTGAAGTACGGCGTCCTTTGGGAGCGCGTACAGCAGATGGACAAAAAGATCGACAAGATGGAAGGCCAGATCGCCGAGTTGCTTGAACTTGCCAACAAGGGCAAGGGCGGGTTTTGGATGGGCATGACCATCGCTTCGTCGGTCGGCGCTGTCGTAACGTGGTTCGCGGGTCAAATGAAGGGCAGTTAACATGCTTGCCGAGATCGCAGCAGCGAATGCATCCTTCGCAGTAATCAAAGGCGCACTGGCAAACGGCAAAGAGTTGCATCA